TTTTTTTGCCTATGGCAATTCGACTGGCATCAACCCAATTCATATCAACAATTCTGGTTCGATCCATTGAATATATGATTTCAAAGCAACTATATCCAAAGATTTCTTGGTCTTTTGCCACCTGATGAAAAATTCTATCTAATTTACGCCAGAAAGGCACCAGTCGCCAATTTTCAACTAACCATATATCAGACAATTCTCTGTTGTCTGCATAGATGAAACCACTGCCGGCAATTAAAGAGGTTTTGCCCTCTATAATTGAATTATGAATTGATGACATATTTTTATATTCTAAAAGGTCTAAGGGGAATTGGTTGTTGGGGCCATATGTAACCCAATCAACGCCTTTTTGCTCTTTTGGTTGCGGGATGTCTATATTTCTAAGATTTAGGCCTTCAACTAAATCTGATATAATTTCTTTTTTTTCATCGACTTTGCCAAATAAAAAATCTGTTAATTTTGCCATATTAATTTCGTCTAATTGCACCACCTGTCTTTTGACCAGGTCTGTGAATATTTTGCCAATTTTTTGACCATTTGACCATGATTTTGCCTGATTCAATTTTTTGTGAATTGGCAATCACATCAAAAGACCACATCCCGTCTGCCAGGTCTAAAATGCCAGCGGCTAGATTTTCAGGTTGATTTATTGACAAATAAAATATAGACCATTTATTAGTCGGTTGCTGATCTGTTGGTGTGAATGATTTAGTTGCGCCTGTGATGTCATTAGTCAAATTAAATTGATATGATCCTGTATATCCGATCGGCACACTTTCTTTCAAAGACATCCATACAGATGATGTAACACCCGTTTCTAAATTGATAGTCATATTTATTTATGTCTTTTAATTCCAAAATTGTTTCGGCAAAAAAAAGGGGCTGAAATAAATCAACCCCTTTTTCGATATATTAGACACACATTAGATTATAACAAACCAGCAATGATGCTAGGATCAACACCCTGTGACCTTTCAACCTCGAATCCTTTTAGTGTTAAGACATAATTAGATCCATCGGCTTTTGCAGTACCAGATGTTGATGTTGCCTCTGATAGATATAGACCTTCTGTTTCACCAGGATACCAAAAATATCCATTAGAATCTTTAACTATACACGCTAAGTCTCTTTGTGTCAAAAGAGCCAGAGTGTTTCTTTTTTGAACATCCCTGCGTGGGATAGTCACGGTTACGGTTTGCTCGAAAAGAGCCGAACCAGCCTCTACGGATTTAACTAAATCCTCTGTAAAAGTTGCCGAGTTTCTGTTGAATTCGAATTCATAAAAGACAGATGCGGTTGCCAAAGTGATAGTTGAAATCGTACCACCAGCAGCGGTGATCCCTAACACATTGTCAAAATCTGTCAAATATAATTTGGTTAGACCACCAATATTATTTTCACAATTCAAAGAAATTCCGCCTGAAAAACTTACACAAGCCATATTTTTTTATTTTATTTTTTTTTCAATATTATGAATAAAGTACAATTTCAGATCCATATAGATAATTCACACCAAATTTCAATGATGTTACAAATCTTTCAGTTCTAGCACCTGAAATATTTCTTTGTGGGATCAAAAGTACCTCATCCCAGTCTGATGTCAAATCTGTTAAGAAAAAGACTTTGTCAGAGTTGAAAGCGATTGCCTGCTTTGCATCTAGACCAGATGTCGGGATCAATCTATATCCTAAATAATTCAATTCTTTGTCACCAACTAAGAAAAGACCACCAGTTGTGGCTGCCTGTGCCTGTTTGTATGAAAAAGCAATTTCATTAGAAACAAAGATTTTGAAATTAGGTTGATTTCTAACATCTGCTGGCACTGCCTCTAAAATTCTATTCAATTCACCAACAACATTTGCTGATGTGATAGTTGATGCAGTTGCAGAAACATCAATGACTGATCCGTCAGCCAAAAGTTGTTTCACTAACCCGTCACAAAGATTTAGTGGATATGATGCTGTACCAGTGTCACCTTTGAACATTGTGATTTCTAAATCTGCTGAAACTTTTTCAGCAACATAGTCAACAACAAATTCAGCGTATGATGCTGGCATCACCTCGTCAGAATTAGATCCTGCTCTAAGTTGCAGTGATAGATAGTTTGCCTCGAAAGTTGTTGCACAATATTCAAGATTCACTTTCAAATCACACACATCCATAGTCTTTTGATTTAATGACCCTTCACCTGTTGCTGAAAAAGAGCAATCATCTGCCTGCAAAATATTGCCTAAGTCAGAATATGCCAATTTAATTTTCGATTTAACATTAGGGATAAGTGTCAATTCATTTTTTGCCAGACCAGTTGTTAAGACTTTTTTGAAAAATCCTTCTGCGTCACGGCCATAAAAAGTTGTATTGTCTGTTAATGCCATTTTTTTAATTTTATTTTTTTTGGATTTTAACCTCTATAATTAGATATGTCAAAATCTGATTTTATGTTTATTTCACTTTTGCAAATTCACGGATGCGTCTTTCAGCCTCTGTGAATTTATTTTGTGACGGTGCAACCACCTCTTTTTCTTTAATTGATTTTGCTGCCGGTGTCATTGAAAATTTTTCACTAACCTCTTTTTTGAATTTAGACAATTCATCATCTTTGCCCTCTATCATAATTTTTAGTCTGGTGATTTCTTCCATTAATTCACCGAATCTGTTGTCTATCATCATAGAAACTTCCTCTGCTGTGATATTTTCTGGCAATTCTTTGCCGGTGTTAGGATCTAAGGCCATTTTTTCATCATCCTCTTTTTTGTCATATCCTAAATCCTCGAGCTCTTTAATTTCAGTCAATTTGCCTTCTTTAACCGTGATGACACGGCCATCCTCGAAAGTGTGCTCGCCGTCTGGTGCTGGTTGTGTCAAAGCCTCGTCAATGAAAAGTGGTTTGCCAATTTCTAATTCACCTTCACAATAGACGGTTACATCACCACCTTTTAGTGGATATTTGTTAAAATCTAATTTTTTCATAGAATCTTTTATTTTATTTTTTAATGCCAAATTCAAATCGGCTTTTATTTCAACAGAAAATCCTCTAACCTCGTCATTTTTAACCTGATTTAGCCAGAAATTCTGATCTTTAACTTTAACTGCACCAAACCAGGTGCCTAATGGCAAATCAAATCCATACATCTTTGATTTGTCTGAATCATCCTCTATGATCCAATTTTGTGAAACAAAAGCATCAACCTCTTTGTCAGTGTGCATAAAGTTGATATTTTTATTGTTAAGACTTTCATTAAATTTTTCTGCAATCTTTTCAATTTCTTTTGCTGAAAATCTAACATAATATTCACCCATCTTTTCATCAGACCGATATATCAACATATTCGGAATTAAAAAGGGGCCATACAACAATTGTCTATCCCCTTTGTCTGAAACAAAAGTCAATTTTTTCTGCTCTTTTAATTTAATGAAATCGACACCAATTGCGGGCACATCGACAACTGAAATCATATCAACGCCACCATCATCACCGATAGTGATGTCATAGATAGGCAAATTTTGTGAATTATCTGTCATATCTATATATGTCTTTTCTGGTTAATTTGTTTCTAACCAAAGGTTGCAGATCCTTCTAACACTCTAACTCGTTGTTGTGCGTTAGATATATCACTTTCTAAGACATATACTCTTTGACCAGACTGACCACTTTGACTAGTTGAAAAAGGTGTTGTTGAACCGGCAGATGAAACTGGTGAATTAGTGAAACTGGTGAAACCACCACCTAGACCACCTAACTGATTGCCAGTTGTTGTGCCGGTTGATAGACCACCAGATGCAAATCCAGTGTCGGCAACAGCCGTCTGTGGAATTGAACCAGATGAATCAAATTTAGTCTTTTGAATTGCTGCAACCTGAATGCCAGTTGTTGTTGCAACTAATGCTGATAGAATTCCACCTATAATTGGCGCAACACCACTGGCAACTAATGCTGGATTTGAAAAGGGACCTAAGAAAGCCTGTAAGGCACCCTGTGCGCCCGATATAATTGACTGGGCAATTCGATTTTTTTTGTCAGTTTCAAATGCCTTTTTCTTTATTTCTAATTCTTTTTTAGATAGATTTGTTGCCAAAGCCTCTGTGCTAGCGGCTCGATTTTTGTCTAATTTAAGAATTGCATCATTATATTGTTGCTCGGTTATTAGACCAGCCTCGGCTCTTTTTTTCAACAATTCAACCTCTGTGTTAAAAGATGCCGTTAATTCATTTTGTCGATTTTCATTATAGAGTTTCAATTCAATTAATGAATTTTCATCCTCTGTCTGTCTTAGTTGTTGCAGACTTTGTGCAAAATTAAAGACTAAGTCAAATCCCTGTTGGATTTTTTTGGCAGCCTCGTCAGCCTTTTTTAATTTATATTCTAACAATTCATCCTCTGACAACTTTTCGGCATCCTCTTTTAATTTTAGATATTTTCTAACAATGCCTGATTTTTTAGATTCAGCCTCCTCTGTTGCATTAACACTGGCTTGACTAAGTGCATTTGCTGATGCCAGTGCGCCGGCATTTATTCTGGCCTGACCATCAGAATTTAACTTTTGAATTTTATTGTCAGTTTCTAAATTGATTTTGCCAATGGCCTCTAAATATTCAGTCTGATTTATTTTCTTTTGGTCTAATAAGACTTTTTGCTGTGCCAACTCGGTCTGTCTAGTTGAATTGGCAATTCTAATTTCAGCAGTTGTTTCGGCTGCCAGTGTGTCAATATTCAATTGTCTGATTCTTTCAATTTTTTCAGTTTCAGATATTTCTAATTTATTGATTTTGTCTAATTCAGCCTTGAAATCTTTTTGTCTTTGCAATTCAGCAAATCCGAATTGCTTTATTATGAATTCCTCGAAATTTACAATTCTTTTAACTCTTTCATTTTCAATGGTTTGCGTTTCAATTGTTTCTTTTTCTTTTAATAAATCTAATTCTTTTTTTAGATTTGCCTCTCTTTCATTTGATATATCACTGAATGATTTAATTTTTTCACCTGTTGTTTGCAACAATAAAAATCTTTCAACAAAGTTAGTTTCTTTGGCTCTTTTAATTTGCTCTTTTGTGTCATCAATTTCGAATTGAATTTCTTGCAATTTCAGAAGCCTTCTTTGGTCACTAGCATTTTGGTCACCAAATGCCGTTTCAGTCTGTAACACCTGATTTATGACACGCAGGTCATTTGCCTTTTTCAATTCAGCGGCAACTTCCTCGTTAATTAGATTTAGTCTTTTTTGCAAATAAAATCCGTCTAAGGCCAAAAGTGCCTCGTTGAATTCAGAATTTATTTTATTTATTTTTTGTGATTTTTCTTTTTGACCTAACACCGATTTATTAATTTCATCAGTCTTAGATTTAACTAATTCAGCAATTCTTTCTTTTTCTTTCTTTTTTTCAAATTCTAATTCATCTAATTTAGTCTTTTGACCTAGCCTTTCTAAATCCTCTAAATATTTCTTTTCTATGTTGTTTGCCTCGGTTAGTGCCGATGAAATTGATTGCGTGATTTGTTGATAGGCCTGCTTATATTGTTGTTGTGCTGCCTCTAATTTTCTTTTTCGCTCCTCGGCTGCCTGATCTGCTTTTTGCTTTTCAACCTCGATTTCTTTCTCACGCTGCTCTGATAGTGTCTTTAATTGGTCATTATATGACTTTAATATTGCTGTCCTTTCATTTGCAATTTTAGTCAAAAGTGAATTTATATCATCTTTTGTCTTTTTCTTGTCAATATCAGATGCTTGATTTACATATTTCAATTGTGCTTTTAGTAACTCTTGATATGTGCCAGTTGTGATTTCAACCTGTGCCGTTAGTCTTTCAATTAAGGCAATTTTTTCAGCAGTTGTTAAATTCTTAGTGTTGTTTGCAGTTGCCTGATTTCTAAGTTTCTCTAACTTTTCTAATTGATTTATTTGATTTCTTTTAGATGATATTTCATCCTGACCTAATTTAGTCACGACCTGCACATATTGTACACCCTGACCGGCCAATTCATTATATTCGGCTCTAAGTGAAATTAATGAAAATTCATTTTTAAATTTATTTGCTTCTTTTAATATAGAATCAAAGACACCCTCTTGATTTCTTTGATATTCAACAATATCTTTTTCCTGTGCTTTTATGAAATCTCTATTTGCTGCGTCTAAGGCTGCATTTCTTTTATCAACATCTTTTATTTGTAAAGCATTTAGTCTAGCCGTTTCAAAAGCCAATTGTGTTAAAGCCTGTGCTGCATTGTTAGATTGCTCGACCTGCTCTTTTTGTTTCTGAATTAATTCATCTGTTGTTTCAGTTGTCTTTTCAGTTTCACCGCCAAATAAGACTAACCCGGCAACAACGGCTGATAGGGCAACTGCAATTAACCCGAGTGGATTTGCCGCCAGTGCTGCCGTGAATGACCTGGTTGCCACGGTGGCCGATGTGGTGGCAACAACATCTGCTTCTGTTGCAACAACTTTTGCCTCGGTGGCCACAACATTTGCCTCGGTTACAACGGTGTTAAGATTTTCAGTTGTTGTCTGACCTGCCACAGCAGCAGTCTGTGCCTCTGTTGCCGCCAAATCAGCAGATCTAGCCGCAGTTAAAGATGAAAATCCTGCTTTAATTTGTGTGATTTGGTCAGCCAGACCACCAAAGGCTGATATAGATTGCGTGATTAAAAGTAAGCCCTGTAACTTTTGAAATATCTCTTGAACCTTTTCACTTTCACCACCAAAAAGACCAATGGCACCTGTTAGACCCTGTAAGCCAACAATGCCGACATTTGCAACACCAGATAGGGCGTTGCCTAGTCTTTCGGTTGTGTTTCCTGCTAATGATGTAACAACGGCATTTGTGTCTGATATAGTGTCACGCAATTCACCGGCTCTAACTGATAGTTGTTGAAATCTAGCAGATCCTGGCTCTAATTGTTGTAACTCTTGAATCACCTGACGCAATTCTGCTTTTAGACTTTGTGATGAATTAGATGAATTTTTTATTTCATCAGAAACCTTTTTAACACCACCAGCCTGGTTTGATATTTTAGATGCCGCCTCTGCTGTCTGTGTGAAATTTTGACCTAAGGTCTTTGCGTCATTTGCAGTTTGCTTTATAGTGGTGTCAAATTTCTTAGTGTCATTATTTAGGGCACCTATCACTTTTGTTAAATTAGATGCCTGATTTTGCAAAGATTTGAATTCACGGCTGCCTTCGTCGATTTTGCCTAATTCAGCATTAGTTTCTGCCAGTGCAGTTTCTAACCCACCAATAGTTGTGATGGTCTGCTCGACCCCGTTGATTTTAACATTTAATTCAAAATTAGTAGCCATATATTCTAGATTTTTTATTTCTGATTAGTGAAATCATTGCAGTTGAAACACCATATTTTTTTGATAATGAAACACCAGTTTCTTTGCTGTTTCTAATATTCAATATTGAATCATAATTTAATTTCATTTTTCTAAGACCTTTTGAATATGCGTGTTTCAAATTTTCAGATCTAGTGACATATTCTAAATTTTCTAAAATATTGTTACTTTTGTTGCCATCTTTATGGTTAATATCCATCTCTGAATTTTGACCTAAAAATGCATCACCGACTAAATTATGAATAAATTTAATTTTATATAAATTGGTTTGACCTAGTCTTATTCTAACAAATTTGTAACCGAATTTATTAGTCATCGCTTTTAGATATTTTTTTCTTTTCAAAGAATATACATTTCCGAAAATATCAATTTCATAATTAGTTGCAATTTCATCTATAAAAATTCTTTTCATTTATTAATATACTTTTATTAGTCTATGATATTGATATGAACAAAGCCATTGTATAGATCCAACAATGCCTTTAACTTTAACATAAAAGCCATTTGCATCACAGGTCAAATCTGATTCTGGTTGTGTGCCAGAAAAAGATGACCATTCATTTTTAGTCGGCACGCCTATGATATGTGGTGTGCCACCGGCCTCGACTGAAAAGACACCACATAATTCAGATGAATATACAATATCTGGTGAATTAATCACGGTGCCAATGACAAAGGCTTTTATTTGCACCACCTCGCCATAGTTAGTTAGGTCAGTCCAGGGGATATTAACTATATCAGTGACATTTGCATTTGCCGTTGAAAGTCGATTTTGTGATGTGATCCACTCTGATTTGTCATATTGACCAGACCCGTCATCATCAATTGACCTAACCGCCAAATCACCACCAGCCCAGGTTGTTTCACTTTGCCAGACATCTCTTTGATGTGATTTGCCTAAATATACGGTGTTAGATGCAGTTGTGATATTTAACTGATCTGTGCCGGCAACAAAGACATAATTTGAATCAGCAATTGTGATAGTCTGTGATGATGCTGTTGTTACATAATTAGATCCTGAAACTAATCCGGCTCTGGTGTTTAGAAAGAGTGGTCTAGATTTATTAACATTGGATGATTGCGAATGAATTTCAATTGGCGCCGCTGATGAAACAACACCATCAGTTGTTAGGATATTGCCAGATGCTGATGTTAATTCAACACCTGCATTGACATCAACTTTTGTCGAGCCACCAGATGAACCACCTAAATAAAGGTCTTTGAAAGGCAAAGTCTGTGATCCTAAATCTGTATAATATCCTGACTTAGGTGTCACCGCATCGATAGACCAGGTTGCACCGATTTGAATATTAGGTGTTACAAAATCCCATAGTGTGTTAGAAATTGTGCCACCTGCTGATGACCCAGTTGTTGAAATTTGAATTATGCCGTTGTTAGACCTAAAAAAGATTTTGTCATCTGTTAGGTTAATGCCGATTTCACCTAAATAAAGGTCTGTTGTCAGCCAGGTTTCATCTGTGTGATCCTCTGATAGTGGCACCGTAAAAGACTGACCTGATGTGGTTAGTCTGTGGTGTCTTAGTCGTGAATATTGGTCAATTCTAGCCATTTATATTATATGTCTTTTTTTTTATATTATGATTTTAAATAATTTGTCTTTCTAATTAATTCAATTGTTGAAAAAGTTGGATTCTGCACTATGAAACCACCAAATGCATTTGTGCGTGGATTTGGATTTGTTAAAGTGCCGAGGCCTAATTCACCAACATCTGGCAAAATTCTATCAACACCAGCATCAATTGTGTTTTCAAATCCTGATGACCCACCTAAAATCACAAC